TGTAGAGGAAGGAACAAACGGCGGGCTTGGCTCATCTGTAGAGGAAGGAACGAACGGCGGGCTTGGCTCATCTGTAGAGGAAGGAACGAACGGCGGGCTTGGCTCATCTGTAGAGGAAGGAACGAACGGCGGGCTTGGCTCATCTGTAGAGGAAGGGACTGAAGCCGGAATTACTCCTTCGACGGATTTAATTTCTTCTAAATTAGATATTTTGATTTCACTAGTAGTAGAAGATTTAATTACAATATCGTCATCGTCTATACCTAATATATTCCATGTATCGTCATTTATGTCATTTACTAACTTAACTTTTTGATTTATAGCCAGATCCGATATTTGGAGTTTTGCGGTTGGCTCAGTTGGTGTCGTAGCAGGTTTAGGTATCGTCTCTGTCGGTGCAGTTGGTGTAGTCGCGGGTGCAGTTTGTGCAGGTGCAGTTTGTGCAGGTGCAGTTTGTGCAGGTGCAGGTGCAGGAGGTGCAGCAGATATCGGTTCTCCTATAACAGTTATATCAGATTTTAGTTTAAATTTGAATTCTTTGTCTCTGTTGCTTCTAACAAGTTTTCTAATTGTATTGGTGATATTAGTTTCAGAAGTTTGTAATAATTTATTTATATTATTAGAATAAGACATATTAGAAATTTGCTCGATATTATCGTCTGTTATAATTCTAAGTTGAATGTTCATAGAGGCAAGTTCTTGAATCAGCAGTTTGAAAGAATACGGAACCCGCAGAATAGAAAAGCTCTTTCCATGATTAGATATATGTTCTATATTATGGTTACCTTCATTATTAATAGTAAAATTAAGAGGGCCATCAACAGCAGGACTTATAAATATATTTTTTTCTTTGTTGTAGATTGCAAGTAAACCGGATTTATTGCATACAGCGATGTGATATTCGTCGCCACGCACCATTAACGATTCGTTTAAAAATTTAGACATTCCATGAGCCAAAACTCCATCTCTTTCCATTTCTCCGATTCTTAAACCACCATCATTTGCTCTTCCTCCAACAGTTTGTCTAGTTAAATTAGAGCGTGGACCCTTTGCCCTGTAATTTATTTTGTCCTTAACCATGTGTTTAAGTCGCATATAATAAGTCGGTCCTATAAAGATCTCGCTTTGTATTTGCTCGCCGGTTAGACCGTTATATAACAATTCATTACCGCTTGAATGGTAGCCGTAATTTGTTAAAACGTCGCCATATATTTCACTCTTTGTTCCTTTATTGTCAAAAGCGGTGCATGAACCAAATGCACCCAAATGTAGATGCGATTTTCCCATCAATGTTTCTACAAGTTGGCCAATAGTCATGCGAGAAGGTAGTGCATGGGGATTAATTATCATATCTGGTCTTAAGCCTTCAGCAGTAAATGGCATATCCTTTTCGGGTATAATTAATCCAATTGTTCCCTTTTGGCCGCATCTACTGCAAAATTTATCTCCAATAGCAGGGATTCTCTCTTCTCTTATTCTAACTTTCGCTATTCTGAAACCCTCTTCCCCTTCGGTCATAAAGGTTTTATCTACATAACCAAGTTGTCCTTTCTTAGGCATAATGGATGCGTCGATGGATTTATTTGGATCCATCATATCGGTTAGAGCCATACCGATAACAACGGATTTATCGTCTAGTTTTGTATTTTCTTTTATAAGTCCGTATTCGTCCAAATGACTGTAGTCATAACCAGGCTTCAAATTAAACACATTTGGTAGGCTTTCAATATTGCTAAATTTCACATCTATATTGCTAGTTAAAACTTTTGTACTTTCTTCTCTAGCTTCATATGAGTTGTAATATGTAGTATTAAATATTCCTCTTTTAAGCGATGCTTCATTGAATAAGACGGCGTCTTCGGTATTATAACCAGTATAACACATAATAGCCACTATAGCATTTACACCATTAGGATGTTGTTCATTATTTATGTATTTTAAGTATTTGCTTTTTACAAGCGGAATTTGTCCGTAATTTAGAACTACTCCCATTTTATCGATTCTATTCTGATAATTAGAGTGATAAAGAGAGACGGCTTGTTTGCTTTGTCCGCAAGAGAATAAATCACGAGGAAGCTGATTATTTTCAGGAAAAATAACTTGGTTACCCATTATGCCTAATATCATCGATGGGTGGATTTCAATATGTGTATGTAGCTTTTGTAAATTATTAACATCGCTGGTTATGTAGGCAGATTCGGCTTCGCTTGTGTCGATATACTCAACTATTGCCTTATTGGAATTTAATTTTGAAATGGTTTCTTTATCGGAAGAACCAGTATTATAAAGCGTGTTTAGCGTGTAAACAGTATTAGACTGTGTGGAATATTCGACTTTCTTAGGATAAAATCCGGATACTATATCAACCCATTTAATTGATTCATCCTTAAGCTTTTCATATATAGCAGGATCGTCATATGATGGTTTATTATTTTCAATGTAAAAGACAGGTCTAGTTAGTCGTCCAGAATCAGTGTATATGTAAATAATTTTTTCTTTAATGTTCCATGAGATACTGGTATAGATTGGAATAATGGCTATTTTTTTGTAAAGTTTTAAAATAGAAACGATCTCAGTTGGCTGTTCGGTTAATCCACACCAGTCACCATTAATTATAATTTTAGTAAGATAATACATTTCTTTTGGATATGACTCCTGTAAAAATTTCATTTTAAGTTTTCTAAGTATAGGTATTAACTGATATTTAGAGTATCCATCTGTGACTATAGCACCTATAGCCATGTGTTTATGCAACCCAACATTACCGCCATCAGGAGTATCTACAGGATCTATGATACCCCATTGTGATCCATGTAATAATCTAGGCCCAACCACTTTAGCGCTTGAGTCAAGTGGTAAATTTACTTTACGTAATTGCGACATAAAAGAATTAAACGATAGACGGTTAAGATCCTGTACAAGACCAATTTTTTTGGTGTGTTCTGTAGCCCCCCAATTTCCTTTGAATGCCTTTTTGAAACCGTTTTCCAGTATTCTATCCTTAAAGTATTCTTGATAGTTGTTAAGTATTAGATTAGGAAAGTTTTTCTGATATATGCCTTCATGGTAATAGTATTCTTTATCTATTTTAAGCGAAACGTGTCTTTGTTGTAATGTGTAATATTCTTTAAATAAATCGGCAATGAGTTTACCTGTTAGTTCAACGCGCTTAAATTTGAAACTGTCTCTATCAGTAGATTTTTCTTGATTAGTAAAAACCTTTATTAACCTATATGTCATATAGCCTACAAAATAGGCCTTATCAATGAAGTTGTCTTCCCCTACATGCGGTAAAAAGTAGTCGGATAATATTTCTAAAACGTGTGGTACAGTTTTTCCTTTAGTGAATGTGGCTATATATTTAAGTGCAACTTCTCTTGTGAATATAGTATTTGCGTCGTGTATAGAAGGAACGAACAATTCTAACAAAGAGTCGTTTGCTTGGATATCAAGCAAACAGAATTCGATTATTTTTTTATCAGAAATAACGCCTAAAGCTCTCATTAAAATGAAAAGTGGAATAGGTTTTCTAACGTTGGGAATAACTACTACGAATTGTTTGTTAGTGAATTCGGCGGATGCTTCAACTATTCTTATGGCACTAGTTCTTACAGGTTTTGATGCGTCTTCTGATACGGATCTAATCTCAGCAGAATGACTGTATAATTCGTTGTAGTTGTCTCTAATGTATAACATATTATCGGCGAATTTTTCTTGACATATTATAGATTTTTCTTTGCCATCAATAATGAAATAACCGCCGCGATCGTTTTTGCATTCACCCATATTGAATTTAACGTCGGTTGCTAAAGTTTTCAATATACATAAATCCGAATTCAACATAATAGGAAATCTACCTAGAAATATATTGTCTATAGTTATGCTTTGTTTTTCTATGACACCTTCATCGTTGAGAATTTCGAAATCTATGTCTATATCAATATGAATAGAGAAACCATAGGTCATATTTCTTAAACGAGCCTCATTTGGAAACATAAAATGAGAATTATTTTCATCATATACTATGGGTTTTCCGTAGTATATTTTGTTTCCCTCTTTTCCTGCAAAATATATATCACACTTTAAACGAAAATCTTTATTACTGTCGTCAATAGGTTGTTTAAATATTTTAATAGGGTTTTTTTCTTTGAAAATATTGAAAATTTCTTTATTAAAAAAGTCATTATATGAGGTTAAATGATGATTAACTAAAAAATCTGGATTATCTTTAAAATAAGTTTCTATTATGTTCCAACCTATCTCCATTATAATTATTTAATACAATAAAATTTTATATTGTATTAAAATGATTTTTTGTAAATTTCAAGAGCTAAAAGTCCTCCTGCACCTTGTGCTAATAAATAAGGTATAGTATGTTTGGGTTCAAGCTTTTTATTCATTAACATAACACCTGTTACTACAGGATTGAAGTGTCCTCCAGATATTTTTCCACCTAGAACAGCGGCTATTGCTAAAGCGGCGCCAATGGCTATAGGTTGTCCGACGGCTAATATAACATAAACTAAAAATAATGTGCCAACAAATTCTACTAAATATTGATTCATTTGATTCATTATATAATGAATCAAGAAAATAGATTTATCTGTTATTAGTTTTTTTTTGGAGGAACCGTTCCAGAATTTCTCACTCTATGTAGAGTTTGCTTCACAACATTATTATTTCCACCATCGCTATAATTTGTTTTATTTGTAATATTTTCTTTGATGGCATTAATCTTTTTAAGCTTTGTATAACTGCTAGAATCTTGGTATTTTCCGAATTCGCCACCCCCAGATTTTTTGTATGTGGTATTTCTGTAAATTGCAAACATATTTCCATGTAATGCAGTATTCGTTGATGTTAAATTATTTCCCGGCATTATACTATACTATTATATTTTTTTATCGTTATAGGTTCTGTTTCTGTTTTGAAGTCTTTTAAATCTAATATAATCAGATGAGTCATACACTTTTTGTGAAACTTTGCCGCTGTGTGGCACCACAACACTTTTTTCCCCACCTCTTACTTTCAGTTCAGGATCGCCGGCATTCATAGCTATTCTGAACGGCGTTTGTGCAAATTTATTAGTCATAACATGTTTATCGTGAAATTTGTATGCAGTTGGGAAGGACTTTCTTAATATGCGTTTTTCGGTAGCGAATGCAAATTCGTCAGTTGTATTAGAAGATTTGATAGTAGAAATACCTCTCATTCCTCCACCTAATGTTGAGAAAACAAACGAAGACATATAATATTAATATATATATTATTTTTTTAGAATATCAATATCTTCTCTTAATTTTTGAATTAGTCTTTCATTTTCCTGAATTTTTAAATAGAGTTCTTTTAAAGCTCCTGTTAAGTAAGGCTGTATTCCATTGTAATTAAGATTAAATAAATTATTAGACATTTCAACCAAATGGTTTAATTCTGTTATAGAAGAAATGTCCTGTGCTATATAACCAGATTGGACTTCTGCATCTAAAGGTAGATCGTTAGGATTAAGTTCGTGATTTTCGGCATATACTGATTGTGTTTTGTAATATTTATAAGGTTTAATTTTTTTAACAGTTTCTAAACAGTTTACTAAATCTTTTTCGTTGAATTTATTTCTGTCGTCAGATAGATTGTATAGAATGCCTGTTTCTATCTCGTTGGAACGCAAATAATTAGCATAAAATGATATTGTATTGTAATTAGGTAATCCACTATAACTAATTTCTGAAAACGGTGCTATATAAAATGCTATTCGTGTGGTCAAACTACAATCGAATATTAAAGTGGAATTAGATATATCATACTGTAGTAAACAATTGTATGATTGGTCTATGCCCGTCTCACTATCTAGTTTAAATAAATCTTTCAGATAATTTATATATATACTCTTGTTTGAATTTGTAAGTAAATTAGTAAAGTTTGTATCATCTAAATATACACTAAGTGTGTAGAGTACTTTATCTGGTTCTGGTTCCGGTTCTGGTTCTGGTTCCGGTTCTGGTTCCATTTCCGGTTCTGGTTCTGGTTCGGGTTCAGGTTCAGGTTCTATTTCCGGTTCTGGTTCAGGTTCAGGTTCAGGTTCAGGCGGTTCAGGTTCAGGATCAATTTCAGGCTCAGGTTCAGGTTCAGGCTCAGGCGGTTCTGGTTCAGGTTCTGGCGGTTTATGATAATCATAGTAAAAGGTACTGTAATCATAAGGTATGTTTAATCCAAAAATTTTATCATAATCACTATTTAATGTATCAGTTCTCTTACTTATACCATATATTTGCATTTTTGGAAATTTCAAATTAAATAAAACATTACTATAAGATCCAATTGATGACTGATGTGTCATAACGTTGTAACCTAACCGTTTATTATCGCTATATGAAACAGGTACTCCCCATTCTGTGGTTTGGAAGTTGTCTGGTATAACACCTGTTTCATTCACGTTTACTGGTACTAAATAATTTGGCTCAAAAAAGTATTCGAAGAATGTGCTTTTATGATAAAAAGTATATATATCGCTGGGTTGTCTATAACCAGAAGTGTTAAAATTAAATGCCGTTATCAGTACCGGAGCACTATTGATGTAAGCCGCGGTGAAAGGGTTGTAGGTATTAAAATGTGTATTGATAGGACTTAGCCCTAGCATATTAACGCTTAAATCTTTATTTCCACATATATCATCTAAAGTATCATTAACTTTGTATGCACAAACGTTGACGCTATTATCTAAGGTATAATTACTTCCACCGGTTTCAGTTAATAGACTATTAATTTCGGCTATAGTCCATTTTCCAGGCGGGATAATGATTTTAAATACATAATCGTTAATGCTTACATCAGAATCAGTAAATCCATTTTCGTCTATTGAATATAGGATTGTGTCATTTATGTTTAATGATATGTCAAATATCATTTCCGTTCGTCCGTATGATATTCTATATGGAAAGACTGGTTCGTTGAACTCAAGAACAATAGACTTATTTGGATCTGTGAAATTAACATTTAGATTATTGCAAATGTCATGATTTGATACATCATATAGATTATTGTTTGATAATTCTCTTACGATATAACTTACATCGGTGTTGCTAAAATCAAAGATCTTTAGGTTATTAATGGATAAATCCGTTGTGTTATCAAAATCAAATCTCATATAGTAATAGTGCGTATCTATAAAGTTTATATAACTATTGCTAATATCAGTCTTAATATTGATATTGGTGTCGTTAAGTTTAATATTGTCTGTAATTATTGAATCGGTATGTAGTTTTGTTATGCTAGAATTACTGACATCAAGCCTTTCAACTATATTCAAAGTATCAATTGATATGTCGTTAATATTAAAGGAGGCGTTCTCGTAAAAGATAATATCATCAACTTCAATACTGGCAATATTACCACTTGCGCTATAAATAGTAAGATTAGATGGGTCGGCGGTGGTGAATTTTAGGGTATTAGGATATACAGTGTTAATTAGTATTCTTGATAGATCAACTATTACACCTTCATTAGTTTTTTTTATAATTTCTTTATTGGAACCTTGGTGCTTTAATATCACGTCATTTAGGTCGTCTTTAATAAAGGGATTGAAATTTTTAGGACCACTGTTAGAGATATCGTTATAACTTCCGTCGGTAATTGGGCGTTTTTCGTAAATATCAATATTACTGTAATAGTTATATGTTAAATAATCATTGGGTAGATAAGCGTTAATATTTAGACTGTCTGGCGAATTAGCATAATATATGAGTGTTTTGGGTTGATTTTGCGGTTTGAAAGTGAAATTAGTTATTGCACTGTAGCTTATGTCACTGTCTATACCTAAATAGGTGAGTAATTTAGAGTCGCTTCTGATGGATATATTGGAAGTATCATTATTTTCCATAAAATCTAATGTAAAATTGGGGTATGCAGAATTCACTTTAATTATGTTTTCAGTAAACTGTGTGTTATTGATGAGATCCCCTGATAGATCTTTTAACAGTAAATTTAATTCTTCTATAGATATGTTACTTGAATCAGTCGTATAACTGTAAGTAGCCGATAAATCGTAAGTCTTGGTCGCGATGCCATCAACCGTGACTGAAATGTCTTCTGATATTGTTCTTAGAACAACGCCGTCATCAGTTCTAAACACTTCGACATTTGAAGGGTCTCTAGTAAATTTATCTTGAAAGGTATCGGGATTTATATATATAGAGCTGCAATCATTTCGGTTATCGGTATACCATAAAATAAAACTGGTATCACCTATTCCGCTATTTAATCCTGTAATATTAAGGTTTGATGGATCGATATAGAATATATTATTTGTAGCATATGTATCATAACATATGTATCTGGGAATAGGTTGTGGCGGTATTAATTGAAATACAAAATCGTATGATATTACGCCTGGTAGATTTACTATATTCTGTTTATTTACAGGAGTAGTACTACCTATAATACCATAGGACATGGTTCTAGACAATTCATCAGTGTATTTGTTTTCTAAAATAGGTATGCGACGCCATAATATAAAGGAAACGTCGCCTATAGTATCGTTCTTAAATTGTATGTTGTTTATATTGACTTCTCTGTTAAATATGAATTTCAGATATGTGCACATATTCAATGATATATCTATGTTACCTATGTTATTTATAGCAACATCAGAACAATCTAATGCTATATAATTATTGAATTTGTAATCAGGTTTAAATGATATATAAGAAACATCGGTTAATTCGTCGATATATGGAGGATAATTCTCGAAGTATCCATTCGAAAGATCCTTTTTAAGTTGAATTCTATCAAAATAGTAATTAATAGACAAATCTATTTCGGTAGATTTTATACTAAAAAGTTTATCATAAGACATATATATATTATATAAGAAGTTCTACTTGTTGTTGTAAACTATTAGTATCGGATTTAATTTTTTCACATAGAATATCTAACTCTTGTATTGCCCTTGTAATATAAGGTTGTATTTGTGTGTATTTAACAGACAAATATTCTTGAGATTTATTTATAACATGAGTTAATTCAGGAATATCATTAGATATATCTTGAGCTATATAACCTGAACTATAACTTAATTTACTATTATCTATATCGATGTAATTATTTGTTTTAATGTAATATTTGGGTTTTAGTTTATTTACAACAGATAATCCATCAGTAATTAATTGCTCATTATGTTTAAGTTTATCATCTGAATTAGCCGATAATAAATTAACGATCATGCTACCAAAAAATATCTCCGGTGACTGCGGGTTGACTTTGGCGTAAAACTCATCATAATTATCAACTGTATTACACCTTAATGTTCCGTAAATTACATAATACTTTACATAAGAACTTCTGACATTATTTAAAATAATTGTTTTATTATCTCCGTCATATGTAATTAAACTATCGTTGCTAATACTAATAATATTAAATGAATTATCATTATTAATTGTAAAGCTAGTATTATAAATATTGAGTGATTTACTAGTATTTATCGTGTTAGAAGATAAGTCAACGCTATAAAAAGTATTGGCGCTTACATCACTAACATCTAAAATGTCTCCATAATAATTATTAAATGTTAGTTCACTAAATCCTAAACTGTTACTGGAACTATTTGTAAATGTAAGGTTGTTAGTTTTTATATTATTACATGTAAGAGAATTAATTGATAATTCTAAAACGTCTAATTGTTCTGAGTAAAATTTAAGTTTATTTGTTTCAAGAATGTCACTCTTAACTGTATGAATATGTGATATTACATCGTTATTTGAGATTTCAAATATTTTGAAACCTTGATAATCAATAAATTCATTATTATCTGTAAACAAAAGTTTGTTTACTTGATATAGATTGTTTCCTTGCATATCAATGTTTTCACTTCCTTTCATTTTTATGAATGACACATCATATATTTCTTTTATTGACATATAAATAAAAGATATATATTAATTTACTATTTAATTTATTTCAGGCTCAGGCTCAGGCTCAGGCTCAGGCTCAGGCTCAGGCTCAGGCTCAGGCTCAGGCTCAGGCTCAGGCTCAGGCTCAGGCTCAGGCTCAGGCTCAGGCATAAGCGAGTTCAATTCATTTCTTAACTGTTCTATAGTGGATACTTGATCTAAAAGAATTTTATTAAACTGTTGTATACAATTAACAATGTAAGGTTGTATAGCATTATAGTTTACATAATTAGTATCATTGATATTATTAACGACATAGGATATATCGTTTATAGCATTAACTTCTTGCGCAATATATCCTGAATCGAGCGAACCATCGTCTTTATTGTAAAGTTTTGGTTTTAATGAGTTAATAACATTAACACCATTAGAAATATCTCGTTCATTAAATTTTAGTCTATCATCAGATGTAATGTATATATTGTTTACTAAAACATTTGTTATCTTAGCAGAATAAGGGTTTATAATATCATATGAAGTGTCTGTATATGTAAATCCATCTGGGTTGTCATTGTCAAAGTGCAAATTTTTTGTAATCTCTATATTAACATTATTATAAATTCCTTCAGAGGATATACCAAAATTAACGATATTGGCACAATTGTCATAGTTAATAAGATTTTTATTGTTATAAGAAAGAATGTATGAATAACTGGTATCAATCGAACAATTTATATTCGAGCTAGTGTCAAAAGTTAAATTCTTTAAGATATTAATTTCTTGACAACAAACATCTTGTACATAAACATTATTAGATGAAAATATAGAGTTAGAAGAGTCGACGAGAATATGTCGTGAATTTTTTGAATAAACATTAATAGATGCATCAAATAAATAAAAACCTGAAATGTCGCTAATATTGATCGAGCTAGAATCTATAGCAGATATATCAAGATTGTCTATGATCAAATTGTTTATATTATAAATATTGCTAACGTCACATATGTGAGAATTTACTTTGTCAATATCAAAATTAATATTAGTTTCTCTGTCAAATATTACTGGTTTGTTATGAATATTGATTATATTAATAGAGTCTGGTGATATTCTCAGTGACGCAGATATATCATTGGTTAGAGGATCGTATGTGATTATATCGCCTTTGTGATCTTTATTAGGAACTCTGTCACTAAAGTTGTCAAGCGAGAGAAAAAAAACAAATGTAGATTCATCTAAAGAGGTTCCATAATAAGCAAAGGTTTTGTTGGTTTTAGATTGTTTAAATATAAAGTTAATTGAAACGTCTGTATCAATAGGTAATTCTATCACCTTTTTGTCGTTATAAGTGTTAGTGTATTGATTTATGTTTAAATATTCGAATAAATTACTTGATAAATCTAGATATACCTCTTTACTTAGGTTGTAATTGTATGATGTATCTCCAATATTAATAACTGCGGTACTAATATCTACAAACGATAAATCATTGTTATCAGCTAATTCGCTTTCAGTATAACCTTGATATCTAAAATTTATAACACATGATAAATCGCTATTTTCATAAGGATAAATTTCTATAGCACTTGTATCGCTTGGAAATAGTGGTCTCCCTTGTTGGTTGACTACGTTTTTCAAGTATACATTAAATTCATCGATGGTTATTTCTTGGTCTGCTATAGTTTCGTTGCTTAATGTTATGGTTTTCCATGGGGCAAGACTCCAAAATACGTTATTACTGTGTTTTTCTTGTAAAATATTGTTTTGTAAATTTAGACTGTCGATTTTGAATATTTCGTCATCCTTAACTCTTTCATACTCTAATTTATATGGAATTGAAATATTATTAGAAAAATCTAACAGTAATTCGTAATTCTTTATATCGTTGTATGTAATATTGTGGCTCGTATCAAATTCCCCGCGCCCGCCTTGATTGTCGATTACAAAAAAAAACAGTAAATTTTCATATTTATCATATATTCTCATATTACTTAGTTTAACGTTTTTGTTGAAATCAAATTTTAGTTTGTTCAAGTAAATACCTGGTATATCTACATTGTTTATATTAGATATGTCCCTAGAGTTGAAGTTAAAACTGTTTTTATTTTTAGTATTAATGTCAAATGAAATCTTTGATATATCAAATATATCCTTGTAGGTTGGTTCATTACCACTATTGGATAAATCATAATTATTGAGTAATATAAAATCGTTAGACAAATCACTAACATCTATTCCTGAACTTTGGACCACTATATTTTTATAATAAAATGGATTGATCGACATATATATAAAACATTTATATTTAATTAAACAACCTCTATCTCACCGTACATATGGAAGGCGCTAGTTGATTGAAAGAAAAATACGCCTGATACATCAGGCGTGTATTTATATGTTGTTTCTTTTGGTATTAGTGCAACCATATTTTCCTGACCCACACTTCTCATTGTTTTAATTGCTATATCATGGCTTGTATCATTTACAAAAATTATTGAATCATTTAAAGAAATAGTGTATTTTAAATAGATATAGTCGTGTATAGACATCGCCGTTGAATTAGTGCCATCATCAAAATAGTCGACACCGTTTAATTTAATAGTATCAATAGTTACTTGGGGTTCTGGTTCAGGTTCAGGTTCTGGTTCAGGTTCGGGTTCAGGCGGTTCAGGCTCGGGTTCAGGCGGTTCAGGTTCTGGTTCAGGCTCGGGTTCTGGCACTTCAGGTTCAGGCTCTGGTTCTGGTTCAGGTGGTTCAGGTTCTGGTTCTGGTTCAGGCTCCGGTGGTTCAGGTTCTGGTTCCGGTTCTGGTTCCGGTTCTGGTTCGGGTTCGGGTTCGGGTTCGGGTTCGGGTGGTTCGGGTTCTGGTTCTGGTTCGGGTGGATAAATTATAGTATCTAACCTAATTAGTCTTGCGTATATTTCTTGTATAGCTTTGCAAATATAGACTTCTATCTGTTTATTATCAACGTGCATAGCCTGTGCTTCACTGCCTATGATAACGTGTGATAAATCGCTCGTATTAGCGGAAATATCCTGAACTACAAAACCCGAATCACTATTAATTTTGTTGCTGCTGTTAATAGTGTATAGGTCAATATTGTTATTTGTATTTGCAGTAGAAACATAGTTATTCTTAGTATATATTTTTGGAGTCAAACTACAAATATTGTCAAATCCATAACTTATATCACTTATATTGTATAGGTAGTTTTTGTCAGATAACACAAAATTCGTATTATATGTAATTATATCTGCGTCTATTTGAAAAGAAGACATTCCTGCACTGGATATATCGTCATTTCGCCAATTCATACTTATGTCACTGTTGTTAGTAGTGTATAGTGCCGAAGGAACAAGTCTTATATTTTGTTTATTGTTAATACGGTTTAACGAAAGATCGTCATTAAATCTAACAACAAATTCCCAGCCGGCATCGTTTTTATTGTAGTCATCGCCTGTAACAGAAAGTATGTTCATTTTATGTATTGAATTACTTTCGTCGTAAGCTAATTTAAATATGGTGTTAGAGTTTTCTAGTGGATATAGGTTAGTGTAATAATTATTATAATAATAATTATATAGACTTATTCCGCTTGAGATGTCGAATGATATGTTATTGATGCTGACATCATTTTCAACATACAATGTATTAATGGATATATCTTGAATATTACTAATATCGTAATTAGGTAGTATAATTAGATTAGATGATAGTTCATTTCCATAAAGAGTTTTTACTATATTGGTAGTGTTACTAATAAAAGACGGGTCATATATATGATTGTTATTTACACCATTTACGAATGACGTGTCGTCTATCGATAGATAATTAATATTATATTTTATAAAATATTTTTTATCTGCGTATGGCAAAACGCCTTCTCCGGAAGATATATCAAAATAATTATTATACTGTTCGTTTTTAAAATATTTGTATTTATATTTAAATACATAATTAAAGTTCCATTGATTAGATACGTCAATCGCGTCTCCGTCTACAGTATATACAGTTATAGTGTCGTTAATATTGGATATAACATTGTCGTTTACTGTTAATAATACACCGGTTCTATCGCCATTTTTGACGAGGTTTGATTCATTTTCTTTATCCAATACGAAGAAAGCACCGGCAGCAATCCCAGCACCGGACATTTTTAAGTCATTACTAGATGATAGATATTCTACTGGATTTTTAAACAAATAATGAAGTTCATGTCTATTTTTATAATCATTCAATACTATATAAGAAACGTCCATAGGAAATTGTCTGGTAGTGTAGTTGTAATTTAACTTAAAAAAGTTCCTTATAAATGAGTCCTCAAACTTCTCTTCCGCTTCGCCTGAAACGACTTTCGAGAAAAAATTATTTAATAGATTATGTGACGTATCACAAGAAGCTTCTAATACGAAGAGAAGTTTATTACTTAGTTCATCATTAAATAATCCTACCGAGGTAATTGGATTATAACTTTTGGAGGCAAATAATGCTTCACTTAATATGTTGAAATTTAAACTATTGTCTCCTAAAGTTTCGACAAATAATGTGTCATATCTATTGGAAGCAGCCCTTAAACCAGGTGGCCATATTTTCAATCTATATTCAACGCCGTTTCTGTTAGTGTATACGCCAGATGTATCTAATGGTAAAGGAAAAATAGCAGAGGCGTCGATCTCGTTAAAATAAGAACCATGATTGTCTGTGGATGTACCTTCTCTTAAAAAATTATTAATATCTGCTAAACTATAGTATGTGTAATCACTGGCAGACGGATCTAAAGGTATAGTAGCTTGTATGTAGTATTTATAATCACGGTTATTGGATTCTTTATAATTAGAATTATTGGGTTGATAGTAAATTTTGTTATTTGAACTATTTAAAGCGAAAACCTTACCATGATCAATCGTATCATATTTGAAATATAAACCTATTTGCTGACTGTCGAAGAACTCAAACATTATAGATTTATTGTTTAATGCGTATGTAAAACTATTAGCGTAGTTTTCCTCTATATATATGTTATCTGTCAACGAAAATACATTGAATGACACTTCCACATCTTGATGGTTGAAAAACTTTAAATTAATTAATTCGATATTTCCAGATATGTCGAATCTCAGGTACTTACATTTGTTTTTATCTATATTGATGAAACTGTTATGTAAATTTACGTTGTGACTAGACAAACTACTGCTTATATTTACTGATTGATTTACAAATAAATCACTAATATCTATCGATCCACTTTTGAATGTATTGTTGATAGATATGTCGTTCATGGAAATAAAACTAGTGTCTATATTGAACCCTAATAAGGTTACTGAACTCACGTCTTTTATATTTGCATCATACAAATTACATTCGCTTGCATCATAACTGGTATTTGTAATATTTGTGTATATAGAATCATATGTAGTAACCACAGTGCCTTCTCTTGTTTCTTTTAAGTAGTTGAACTGCAAATCTGTGTTTAATGTAATATTAATATAGTTATTGTCTTCGAACAGTTTGATTTCTTGTGGACCAGTTATATTATGGCTATATGTGCTACCGTCTGCTCTAGTATTTGGTATGCTTGTAATTAAATTTGTTATATTTTCATATGTGTAATAGGTCTTATAAATATCATCCTCATATGAATATAAGAGTTCGGTTATAATACCTAAATTAGGTCTATATTCTGCTTCCAATGTAATTTTTCCATTAGATTGAAGTATTATATTAGAGGTTACGTTTTTTAAACTAAATAAGTCAAATATACTACTTGTGTAGTCGATCTCAATTAATGTATATAACTTATTGTGGAAATTTAAAAATATGTTAGGATAAGTATTTGAAGATATGTCTACGGCAACAGCACCTGATTCGCTATCAAATATGGTGGTGCCTTGTGTAATAAGTAAATTTTGAAGTTCCACGCTCATTTCTTGAAAACTGTATTCTCCAAAAGATATATCTTCGCTGTAATTCCAATCTGTAGTACCATATATTCTCCATTTAATATTTAACTGTTTGCTTATATTGAATATATCATCTGTTAAGAAATTTTCATATACTATAGAATATGGTAAGGATTGTTTTTTTATAAATTCAAAAACTATATTACTTGAAGGTTCTATAGTATAGGTAAGACTAGATATGTTGTTGCTGCTAATCTCATACAGGCTTGTGTTAGTATTAAATTCGTACAAATTGAAGACTATATCGTTGTTATTTATATCTTTTAGTTTTAGATTAGAAAATGACAGTTTACGATTAGGTATTATTTTAAAGTACTTACAAAGTTGTGATATGTAGTATAGTCTGTTAATATTTACCATATTATTGTTATTTAAATCTATAGCACTTTGATTAGAAGGTGATTTATCGAAAGATATAAACGATATATCGGTAATAGAAGATATGGATAACGGTTGGTTACTGTCAGAACCCTCACTAGCAACGAATCGTCTTAGTGAATCATAATCAAAAAGTAAATTGTTAATGGATAAATCTTTACTTAATGTAAATATATATTCATAGTTGTTACCACTCGATGAAACTATGTCATGTACATTATAATTCGGCGAGTAACTTGTCATAATACTATATTTAGTGATTATATTTAAATTTTAAGTATAATTATAAGTATATGAGAAATCATTGTGTTCGGCCATTTTTTCAAGTATAAAATAAATTTCTTGCAATGACGCTATTAAATAAGGCTGTATACCATCATAGTTTACAAATAATTTCTCTCTTTCCTTTTTGTAATTATGATAGTTACTATAAACTAAAAACGATAGATCTGTTATTTCTTGTAGATCTTGTGCTATAAAACCGGCCTGTACTGTAGACATACTAGGATCTCTATAAAATAATTTTGGTTGAAGCTTATTTACTATCGATAGATTAGGATAATTAATAATATTATTAGGTCTTAATGATAGGTTATCAAAATCTTCTAATTTCACACTATTATCGCCATCCTTGTAAACAATATTTGACAAATATTGTACATTAGATATGTCTTTTGAATCAATGTTTTTAATCCAGTTAAGTGTAGAATTATGTCTAAGATAGTAACTCTCAATCTCAAATACTGAAGTAAAGGTATCAGGTATATTGCTTTCAAGCGGATAAAGTCTTATGTATGATAAATTCTTGCAGTTAAGATTTGTTGAATTATTTAATTCAATATTCCACCCACAATCATACAATCCTGTTTTGTAACTGCTTATATTCATTTTGTAACCACCATAATTATCCGAATCATAGTAAGCTAGATCTATACTATGATCTATATAACTTTTTATTCCTTTTTCTATAGATATCGACCTGTTAGATATTATATTTGTAACATCCACATTAATAAACGAAGCGTCAATATCGTTTAGTTTATAAAAGATCTTATTACTAAATACGGTGTTGAAAATTAATTTATCAGAATAAACATTTTTATTTAACTCTAAATAGTCTGTATTGTAGTTATAATTAATAAAATCATCATTATATATTTTAATTATATGCGTGTTTTCTTTGTTGCTGGTTATCTTGTATGGATAATTGACATTGAAATATGAATGATGATCTAGGTAAAATTTACTATATAAGTTACTATTTAACGATTTCACGTTTGTAATTTCTGCATTTACAGTAGTGATATTCTTATCTATAGTAAGATCGTGCAAATTCAATTCATTGGTAACCTTAAGATTTACTATGTCTATATTCGTGCTTGTGATGGTGTTACAACATAAATCATTAGTAGTTATTTTGTGAGTATTTAGATTGGTAGATGACAAATAAGCCGAAGAGGAGTCATAACTAATCAATTTAGAATATGCGTTCTCTTTAACAAGTACATATTTAGTGTCATAAAGTATTATTGGAATACTATAATTAAGAACTTGTGTGCATGAAAGATCAGTAGTATCTGAAAGCGGATATTTGTCTATAATAGTCCCAGTGAATCCTACAGACTGATAATATCCGTTTAGTGTGCTACCAACTAAAAACTCGGCACTTTTATACGGATTATATACAAAGTTAAATGATATTTCGGTATTCAGAGATAAATCAAGGGTGTTTATTGTCCTATCCTTAAGTGCGATGGTTGTGCTAGATACATCGCTAATGTTAAATAATCTGAAAATATCACTCGATAGATCAATGTAGATTCTAGAAGTATCATATATTTCATCGGCAGAATCATAATAATTGTTATATAAAAATACAATATTATAGTTGTAACTTTCATCTAATTGGGTAACAGCACTGACGTCGAAAAATAGTCTATCAAACTCTATTTTAGTGTTGTTGTATAAATGATCATTTATACCTTCGAGAGTGTAAAAATCGTCTCTACTGTCTCCGTATAATGTCGGTCCAATATTATTGATTATATTGACAGATTCTACCATAGTAGGCGTTCTATTGTATAAATAATAGCTGTTGTCGGTATTTTTATAAAAACCCGTGAAGTCGTTCTCATAATAAGGCTGATAAAAATCATTGCGGGTGTAATAACTAATAAATGATACGTCGATGTCTATTGGATAATAAAATATTTTATCGGTTTTGATTGGTCTATAATAAATATAATTGGGAAAATTGTCTACGTTTTCTATTTCAAAAGCCACTTTTTTAAGATGATTAAATGCCATACTAGTAACCTGTTCGCTGCTTGTATCGAATATAGCGTCTTCATCACCGTTTTCTTTGGATCTTGTCCACAAAGTATAGGGTATTATATTGTAAGACTGATCATAAATACTAACCTCATTAATAGTTACGAATCTTTTGAAATCTATTATGAAATATTTATAAACTCTTAAATTAATTTTTTGTGTTCCTATATTTTCAATTATACCACTATCAACATTAAGTACATCTTCGTTATTCACGTTATTAAATTGTATGAATGAAATATCATGGATTTCATTTCTATAAATAGATTTTGTATAATTATCATCGGTGATAAGTTTTTTGAATTCGTTTAAATCATTTGTAAATAAATTATAGTTTAAACTGTTATCAATGGTGTAAACATTTTTATAATTAATATAAGACATATATTAAGTATAAATATTTTATATATGATAATCTGATTCTAATTTATGGAGAGCACCTGAAATTTCCTGAATTGCAGCGCATATATAAGGAGTCAAACTGCTAAAAGACGCTCCTTTTAAATGCCCATCTTTAAGAATATATTTGATTTTACTTACGTTATCGGATATGTCATATAGATTGTATCCAGTTTCCATAGTCGAAGTATTTGTGTTTTTGTACTTTATAGGAAATAACTTCATAATAACATCGAGCATAACAGAACCATAAGATATGTCATTTTTTGTGAAATAACTTGCGTTAATTGCCTCAGTGCTATTAACAGAATTTTTAAAAAAGTCAGGCGGAGAACCTATATTGTAATATGTTATGCTTCTATGTCTATTTGGACCAGGAAACAAGGAGAATTCTGTATCACCATGCACATATTGTGATTCGAAATCAAAATGTTCTGATATACAATAACTACTGTCTATAAAGTTTTTATCTGATAGAACAGAGGGAGCACTGTTAGTCAAAACAATTCCTGTATTAATATTAAACCATGTGTTATTAGTATCACTATCAAAAAATTTTGAAGTAAACTCCAGATTACCATAACCTGTGTCATTTAGGTTCTTTTTATTATGGTCCATTTTAATACACCATCCATCGTATGTGCCTGAGTGAGTAATATTCATTCTATTGCCTGAATGTGCTATATTAGAATAAAAGTACGCAAGTTCCACATTGCTTATATCGGAATTATTAAAAGTACTGTAACCGTCGTAGTTTATTTTAATGTTCTTGGTTTTATTAACGTTTTCAGTGCTTAAATTATTGAATATGAAATCATTAAAACTGCTTTCAATGTTATTACTAGATATTTCGTTGCATGATAGTTCTTTTATATAAAATTTATTGTGTACACTGACATATTTATTTAATTCGTTGATTTCTTCGGTCAAAATAAATTTATCCAGTTTAAGATAAATTAAATTACTACTGTCTACACTTAAAATATTATCCTCATAAGAGATACCATAATATATTCTATTGTTAGAATTATCAATATACTCTGTCGTCTCTTTGAGAAAGTAGTGATTTTTAAGATTTAAGTTTGTATAAACTTTAAATAAATTGTCTTGGTTCAAGCTACCCGAACTATCTAATCCTCTAATGTTATTATCATTAATATAATATAAATCAAAATATAAATTATTGTTCAACTCGCTTTTAAGGGTTAACAAGGCAGCGAAGATGTTGCCACCATTATTACCAGACGAATCATTATGTGAAATATCTATGAAAGTGTCTTTTCTTTCATTAATCCACTGAGTACCAGAAGATATGTTTAAAATATTAGATGAATCAAAATATTTAGTATTTGCATCACTAATATCACTCGGAATAATAAATGATATATCACTATTAAAAAAGTAATTGAAAAAAGAATTACTCAAATCAGGGTCGTTAAGAATTGAATATGAAAAATCTAGGTTATCATTTTTTACAAATAAGAGTAATTTATTTTCGTTATACGTATATCTATCAAATCGTTCATATGTTTTTAAAGGTACCTCCATGGACACGTCTAAGAAATCTCCTATAGTATTAAAGTGTGATATATTCGATAAATCTGTGTCGCCGCTAAGGGTTAAATATGTAATATTGGATAGATCCGGCGGTGCGACACTATTGTTGTATCTGTCAACTATTCTAAAATTATTTGATATATCACTATTAAATAGTATAGTTGTTGTTCCTCCAATTCTCCAATAGGATCTCAGTGCTCCACTTTCGTCTGGGGATAAAAAAAGTCCAGCCCGATCTGATTTCTTTGTTAATAAAGTATTGATTTCATATAAATTATACTCTGCTGGAGGAATAGTATACTTAATCACTGCGCTTATATCAATAAAAGATGGATCGTTTCTTTGATAATATATACAATTATTGCTTGCATCTATTTTAAATATTCTATCATTATCCAGAGGTTCATAGTTAAAATATAATCCGCGACTTTGTGACTCTTCAAACTCAAAAATTACTTTTGATAAATCTTGTATATATGGTATAGATAGATTCAGTGTATCGCTTTTGTTATCACCTATGTTTACTGCGTTTGATACATCATTATATGAGATTTCTGCGTTGTTGATACTTCCCACTCTAAAATAGTTACTGCTTGTGTCTAATAAATAACTATTAAATAGAGGATTAGCGTTTTCTTTATTGGTAAATTTGAAATTGGTAAAGTTTATATTTTTTTGATTAGGATTTTTGAATTCAAATAATAATAATTTATATTTGTTTTTATTAATGTTGAAATTGTTGGAAGAATTGTTTAAATTAAATTCGTTGTTAGAAAAATCAAGATCTTCAAAACTTGCAGTCGCTATTTTAAATGTTTCTGTATTAAATGAAATATTTTGACCTATCACATTATTGTTAACGGTAATATTATTGGTTTCTATGAAACTTGTATCTATATTAGTAGAATAAACAATATTTTCTGATACTATATCGTTTAAAGAGAGTTCTGAAGCAATAGTATTAGTATGTGTACCATATATGGTTTCTATATTATTCGACGATAATTCGCCTAGTATAGTGTAAACACCTAAATTTAATTCGTCCCGTGTAGAGGCTACTCTTATTGCGGTATTATCTGAAATATCCAATATGGTTTTTCTTTCAATGTCTATTTCTTTTATATCGCTACCGGCATAATCTATATCATCACCGCTAGCATCAGTTTTTGGAAGTTTGTCTAAAAAATTATTGCTATAAATTATTCTGTTGTATTCGTCATATATAGTAGTGTTGTTGAAAGCAACGGATAAATACTCATTGCTATTCGGTAAATAACTAAAATCTATAGTGTAGTATGAATTTTTGTATACTATAAATGATGGTGTAGTAATAGTTAAAAAAGTAAATAAACTACTGTCGCTGTAGATTATAACATTGAAATTCGAGTTGTTATAGAATGTTAGCGTAAAGTTAGGATAATTTGTACTGGAATCTCTAATCGTCAAAGGATACTCTATTTTAAATATAGTTCTAGGCCCATAATCTAAATCGAATATCATATTATTGAGTTCGGCGTTCAAACCTGATATACTATACATACCCGTTGCGATAGAACTGGAATATCTATATGTGGTGCTTGGTATATCTATTTGCCAAGACCACTTAATGTTAATATTATCATTTTCCACATTAAAAATATCATCTGTTATATGAGCCTTATACTCTATTTTATTAGGAAGATTAACGATATTATTTGTTTCTAATACAATACATGATACGCTTGACGTGTCAGCAATGTCGTAACTTGTATAGTAATTGTCGTCTGTGTAAAAATCATATATAGGTATGCCATCCAACTTATAGTACATTCGATAGTTAATATTATTGTTACTAAAACCGTATAACTGAATGTTTTTAATTATTAATTTTCTATCAAAATCAATTTTAATAAAACGGGACAATGTTTCGGAAAAAATAGATTTATTTATATTATAAATATTGCTTCTACTTAGATCTAAGACATCCACGTTTTTATAATTTGCCTTAAACGATATATTTGATAAATCGTAGATTTCCAATAATTTTTGCTCCATATTTTAATGATAATATTAAAATATTTAATTTGTAATTATTCTTGGCGCAATGTTCATTGTTATGAGCTCTTGGAACAACAATTTACAAGAATATGGCAATTTTACCAATTTAAAATCCGTCCTGTTTTCACATGTTCTACATATATGTATATGTACGTCGTTGTTTAATGCCGCAATCATACCACATCTATTACAAGTGTACACCTCGAATTTATCAGATGCATCATATATCCTTCCTTTGGTAAATTTGGATGCACCATGCGATATCATACAATCTCTTTCCATTTCTCCAAATCTTAAACCTCCATCTCGCGATCTACCTTCAGCGGGCTGTCTGGTTAACGATACCATTGGACCTATTGCACGGCTATGCGTTTTATCCAAAACCATATGTTTAAGTCTCTGGTAAAAACAAGGACCCATAAATATCGACGTTTCTATTTGCTTACCCGATATACCATCATATAGAAGCTCTTCTCCGTTTTTTTCATATCCAAGTTTAAGTAACTCACTGGAAATTGTTTTTATGTCTAGGTTACCAAAACTGGTTCCATCTCCAAATAAGCCCAACTCCAACAATACCTTTCCTAGTAGTGTTTCTTTAAGCTGTGCTATGGTCATTCTTGATGGTATAGCATGAGGATTAATTATAATGTCAGGTTTGATCCCGCTTTCAGTAAAGGGCATGTCCTTTTCTGGTATAATATTGCCTATTGTCCCTTTTTGACCATGCCGACTAGAGAATTTATCTCCTATAACAGGTTGCCTTACCGTGCGGATACGAACTTTGCAAAAGCTATAACCGTCTCCATTACGATCAATGTAATTCTTATCTACATAACACTGCTCGTTGGTTCTGTAAACTTTGCTGTCGTCTTCATATTTTATTACTTTAGTATGATCGTTCCTGTTTTCTTTGATTGGAATAATTTTACCTATAATTACGTCTCTATTTTCCAATAAGGTGTTTTCTGGTATAACACCCTTGGTATTTAGTTTATTGTAATTACCAAATTTAGTGCTTTTAGTTTTATTCTTATCTGGCTTACACCTTACTTCATCGTCTCCGTGAAGTTTTTTATCTTCATCTTTTTCTGTATGATAAATCGTGGCCTGAAACAGTCCTCGGTTGATCGACCCTTGATTAAACATAATACTGTCTTCCTGGTTATAACCAGTATATGTCATGATGGCGACGATTACTGGAATACCAGAAGGAATTTCGTTTAATTTTATTAAATTCATAATTCGCGTATCTACAAGAGGTCTATGAGGATAATTTAAAACGTAACTGGTTTTATCCATCCTGTTGTTAAAGTTAGTAACATAAACTCCCATAGCCTGTTTTCCCATTGCACACTGATAAGTGTTTCTAGGAGATTGGTTATGTTCTGGAAAGGGAATACAAGAAGCCAGAATACCGAAAATAGTACTTGGGTGTATTTCACAGTGTGTGTATTTATATATAAATCCTTGTTTTTCCTTTTTGAGTTCCTCATATTTTAATGCAATCATAGACATATTTTGCTCTTCGGGATCTATGTACTCTATAATAGAGGTATCCTTGTATAGCAAATCATCCCAGCTTAACTCATTACTGTTGATCGCGCTAACGATATCACTGTTAAGAAGCGTTTTGTTATCTTCGACTCTTAATACGGGTCTTACTAATCTCCCCGCTTCGTTGCAGATTTTAATTTCCTTATCTTTATAACTGAAGATTATCGATGTGTAAATATTTATAATACCAAGATATTTCTTGGCTTTTAACTCCCTGAAAAGTTCGTATGGAGTCTCAGTAATACCAATCCAATTTCCATTTATAAAAACCTTGACTTTGTCGAAGTAATCTATCTTATCATCAACTTCAAGAGGAACCAATTTAGGTTCAATAATGTCATACAAAACAGAGCTAATACTTGGCATCGTAATATTCGTCATATATGATAAATTCTTGACAACGCCTACAGATTGACCCTCCGGTGTTTCTGCCGGACACAAAAATCCCCACGTACTATTATGCAGTTTTCTGGGAGGAATCAACTTTCCGCTCTTGTCAATAGGCGTATTTATCCTCCTTAAATGACTTAAACTCGAAATGTATGTTAGTCTATTAAGAACCTGTGCAACTCCAACTTTATTAGAACTATTTTGCTTAATCGCAAAATCACCAGTAGATAACGACCTCTTAATACCATTTTCAATGGTGGTTGATTTAATGATTTTATATATGTTTGTACGATTTATAATATTTAAGTAATCATCGTTGGATTTCCAAGAGCCTATATTCAGTTCTCTTATAGTTTGCTTAATCATATCCTTCACTAGTTTGTTGAAATAATTTCTGTATAAGTTATTTAGCAAAGTCCCGGTTAAATCAATGCGCTTGTTTTTGTAGTCATCCCTGTCATCCAATTTAGACCAGCCTAGACTAGCTTTGATCAACTTATTCGCCATATACCCTAAAAAGTAGATTTTCTCGTTTTTGCTTCGACAATGCGGAAACAAATCATTCTCAACAACATCAATCGCAAATTCACGCTTTTTTTGTTGTCCGCTTTCTTTGTCCATATTTATCGGCGTAAACATTACGTTGCTAGTTATGTATTGAATGGCGTCATTATAGCTTTTGATATCATATCCATCTACAATGCTGCCAGACAAACGATAGAGTATTTTCTTATTTACTGGATTATCTATGTCCAATACAATCTTCTTGCAAATATCTTTATCAGATATAATATTTAATGCTCTGAAAACTACTAGAAGAGGAATAGGTTTTTTAACTCTTGGAATCGATAAATATATGCTGTAATCGTTTGTTTTATCTGATATATACATTATAAGCTGTTTAGGTGAAATACATTTGAAAGTAGGAACAGACTTGATCTCCGCCATAAACTCCCATTTAGTATTGTTTTTAGAAATGTTGAATATTTGTATTTTGTTTTCGGCCGCCCTCTCTTGTCCTAATACGGTTTTTTCCGAACCATTGATTATAAAATACCCCCCCGGATCATATTTACATTCACCAGTTACATTACTGTCCATGTGTTTATAGTTATAAAGCAGGCAAAGGGACGATTGTAACATAATCGGAATCTTACCTATATGTACCTTAGGTATAACGTTGTATAATATTTTCTCATTTTCTAATTTATCACCACTTCTTATAATATATTTAATTTTAATATCAATAAGTGTCGAGGACGAATAGGTAAAGTTACGTAGACGACTCTCATTAGGAAACATTAGTTTTGTAGCACCATTATTCTCGTGAATCTGTGGCCTAAGAATACTAAAATTTTCAAAAGAAATATTTATTTCTAATGAATATTTATTTAACTCTTTGACATAATACTGTTCAGATCTTATAACTACAGGATTGAACATTTCAATTGTGTTAATGATCTGTGTATTTATGAAATAGTTATAGGATTCTATCTGATGTCTAACTAATCTTTCTAGATACTGTTTCTTGAAGTACAGGTTGATTATTGCCCACGGAGTTTCATCACTATAAATATCATCTTTTTGTTTCCTGCAATCCATTTATTAATTTATAATAAAATCATTAATCTTTAAATCAATTTATTTTAAAAATATAGGGATTGTTACAAATTAATCTGTGTATATACTATAATGAATAACGCATTAAATGATGCTTTTGGTCCAATGGATTCTGCTAATTGCGATTTTTTCCTAATAGTCTCCATGATAGGAGCTTTAGTAATGATAATGTCGTTAGTTTATGGAATAATGAAATATAGTGAAAATAAGAATATACTTATTATTGTTTTATCGATAGTGCAACCGTTTGTTTTATACTTTCAAAATAGATTATTATACAATATGTGTAGGGGAAGTATAAATTAGTAATATACGGTTAATAATTTTGTTGTCATATTAATTATATGACAACAAATAAAAAAGAAATTAAAATTAATCCGGCGCTTTTCAAAATATCGTCTTCTAAGAAGGATAAAACTAAAAAAGCCAAACCGGTTAATTTTAAACCCATGAGTATAAAACGCGATCTTATTAAAAGAATAAGGGAAAGGAAGAATTTGGCTAATAATAACGAAGATTCCTTTAAAACATCCGTGAATTTATTTAAAGAAATAGATGTGAAAAAAAAAGAAGAATCTTTTGATAAACCGAAAATTGAAATACCTAATGTAAAGCCCGAAGAGAAATTGGATATAAGCGTTAAGACTGATTATATTGAAAACTATGATTCTAATTCGGGACTTTTGCCACAACCGCCTTACAGTAATTTGAAGAACAGTACCAGTAACAAACCTACATACAGAGAATGGAAGAACACAACACAGAAAAGACCTCATCCAGTAGTTTTAACTGAACCTATGAAGGAGAAAAAGCATGTGGCTAAAAAATCTAAGCATTATACGAAATTGGGTAAAAAAAATAAGACTATATCAGTATTAATAAAGGATCGCGCAACCAGAAAAACTGTCGATCAAGAAGTTAATTTATTGAAGCATCATGAGATATCGAAAATTAAAGAATACTTAAGAGATAGGGGATTAATTAAAATTGGAAGTCACGCCCCCGAAAGCATACTAAGAGAAACATATGAAAATGCGTTCTTAACAGGAGACGTTAATAATGTGAGTAAAGAGAATTTGATTCATAACTACCTTAATTCATAAATATCTTAATTAATTATATATGTCTAAGGCTTGGGATAATCAGCACGAGCTCATATTGAAAAAATGGGGCGAAGTTGCTGCATGCTACAGTTGGATGCATGATAGAGCCTATAGACAATATAAGGTAAAAAATATGCATTATGCAATTCCGGTTATTATATTAAGTACGTTAACAGGAACGGCGAATTTCGCCCAGCAAAATATACCCGAAAGGTACCGCGCTGAAGCTATTATGATAATAGGAGGGCTTAATCTGTTGTCTGGATTGATTACAACACTGGCACAATTTTTCAAGGTTAACGAGTTACAAGAAGCACATAGAGGATCGAGCGTTATGTTCTCTAAATTTTCGAGATACATAGCGGTTGAGCTTAACTTACCAATAAATGACCGAAGCAGCGATGGTGCAGTTTTTGTAGAGAATTGTAGACAAGAATACAACCGGATGGTCGAGCAAAGTCCTTCTATCCCCGATAGTATTTTGGTGGTTTTTAATAGAAAATACAAGAATGCCCTTTTTAGTAAGCCTGCCATATCTCGTCTGGAAGAAATAAAAATATTCAAGGATATTGACACTCATGAAGATGAACGCAGGAAACGCATAGAGAGAATACGATTTATTGAACATCAAAAAACATTGAAGAACGTTAATAAAAGTGGTATGATATTTAAAGTGCCGTCCGTACTGCGCAACCGAGGATTGGATGATTCTGATAGTGACGAGCTTAACATGGATACCCGTCCTGGCGAAGAGAAGGTGGAAATAGAACTTCCTAATGTTGGTGGTAGTGCAGATAAACCCGATGTTTAAATTCAAAATAAATTTTTAAATTGAATTTAAAAATACGTTGTAAATTAACTTTATATGATGCAAATGGAAAATAAAAACTGTTATTATTTTGAACTATCCCATATTAACATTTTTATGTACATAATATATTTTCATCTTTTTATGAGTTATTTTACATGTTCACTAACGAAATCTTATATGCCTTCTTTGTTTTGCCGTTTATCTTACGTATACGAAGGTGTTAAGCTTTATTTGTTTCCTAAAACCCCCAAATTAAATGCATATGATACATTTCTATTGGTTGTTGATATGGTGGAAGCCTATCGTCCATTATTCAGTAAATCTATGATTAGAAATATAAAGAAAAATATTGAATTGGCGAAAGAACATGGTGTTCCAGTTATTTATACTAGATGGGTTAGAATAGCCGATAGTGATAATATGATTTATGATGTGGTTGATAGCAAAAGATTTTGGAGTTTCTATATTCCCGAAAAGACGGATATTATAGATGAGATTAAATGCGATATAGAAGACAGCGACAAGATTATTAAAACTATATATCCTAATACATTTGCATCTGGAAATCAGCTTATAGATTTTATTGGTGATAGACGGAACATGCTTATTTGTGGGACATGGACGGAATCATGCATTAAACACACGGCCGATGCGGCGGTGGAATTGAATATTAGACCATATATATTGAAACATGGATGCAGTGGTCATTGGCCTTTTTCGAGTTGGTCGATGATAGTACAAGGGATGCTGCAAAGCGAAATAGTTAAATCAGTAGAATATTATTATTTAAGTTAATTTCTTCTTCTTCTTCTGGTTTTTTTTGGTTTTTTTTTTAAAGGCTTACCTTTTTTGTGTTTTTTATTTTTTGTTTGTTTTTTATTTTTCTTATTTTTCTTATTTTTATCTTTGCTGAATTTACGAATTTTGGTTTTTCTGTTTTTTCTTGTTTTCTTACCACCTGCGGGCACATGCTTGCGCCGTGGCTCATCCTCCTCCAGCTCGGCTTCGTGATCGTGTCGTACAGTTTTTGACCAAATAGGGACAGGTTTGTGCTTCAGTGAGCTTAGCAAAACTTCTAATTCACTGGCTTCAAGCTGTGCCAGAACTGCCACAACCTGAACGAGGTCGTGCGCGCGCGCGACGCGCTCGAGCAGCACGTGACGCACCGCGCTATCCTCCTCCTCCTCCTCCTCCTCCTCCAACAACAATTTCACTAGCTCCTTGACATCCGTTAGGGAGAATTCTTTATCATTAATTGTTTTGTTTATTTTTATAATTAAATTTCTTTTCTCCTCGGACATGGCGTCGGGGCCGCCCGTCACCACCCCTTGCGCCGCCACCCGCGCCGGCGCAAGGGGTGGCGCCGCCACACCGCCCGCCGCCCCTGACAGCAGCAGCGGGACCCCCTGCGAGACGCCGCCGTCGTCGTCGTCATCCTCCTGCGAGACGCCCCTGTCGCCGGGCGCCGGCGCGGGTGGTGGCGTCGGCGGTGTCAGGGGCGGCAGGAGCGTGGGCGGCGGCGGCGGCGCGGCGGCGGCGGCGGCTTCGGCGACGATACGGGCGGCTTCGTCGGCGGCGAAAGCGGCGTAGTCGACTTCCTCGTCAACAACGCGCGCGACCTCTGGATCAGTCACAGTTTTAATTTCATCTAACATTGTGAAGAAATTCACATTACCAGGACAATAATCATGCATATTATCTATATCGATATTTCCTTGATATATACATGCGATGTACAAATCATCAAAAAATTTCTCGGGAGGTACCTCCCTCGACAAGCACCAGTAAACCAGACCGGTTATAAGCATTACTTCAAGATTATAAGTTATGTGGTCAGCATCAAGTATGTCGTGCACCTGTAACCCGTCATCTCTCACTAAATTGATCAGCCCCTTCTCAATGATCTTATTCCCTCTCGCGGGCAGCCCGCTCCACACGACCTCAGCCTGTTCCGCCGCGAGACCAAGATGTTCGCTAAACTGACCCCATTCGAACCGCCTGTTGTGTATGTAGTCATTAATTTCTTCACTTACAAAATATTCATCAGTATCCCAGCTTTCGGGTTCATTTAGGTCAGGGACATACCCAATTAATTTTGCTAGCTCCTCCGGCGCCCCGCCGCTCTGTGACTGCGACAGGGCGCTTCGAGATGCACTGCCAGTTGTGATATCTGTCGAGATTTTTTTTCTGAATTTACCAGTCATCGCCCCGCGCCCTCCAATTATTTCAAAAAATTTTATTTTTTGAAATTGTTTTTCAGTAACCGAACCACGGTCCATTTCCATATGTTTGACGCAAAATTCATACAAATTAGATTTTGCACCAACTAGGCCGAGCCCGCTGGATTCATCATGGCGGGTGTGTTTTCCTTTATTTGATGGAGCTGTATAGAGTGCCGCTTGAGTGCATTTTATAGCTGAGTTGCTTTTGAGCATAGTAAAAAAAGGGTGAACAGTATTTTCTAATCTTAGTTTTATAATCTTACGGTTTAGTTCATCTATTTTTTCGCCGCTTTGCGCTGGATTGCTTCTGATTTCATCAAGTAATTTCAGCAGATCGTCCCGGCTGGTATCCACGAAATCTGTGTAGTCCTTGATATCAGCTATACATGCGTCTAAAAATAACCGCCCGGCGTCTGTGAATTTGACTGTATAGCTGCCAGCCAATTCAAAATTTTCAGTAGGTGGAAAATCTTCCAGGAATTTAATAATGGCATTATTATTAGCCTTAATGCCTTCTAGGGTATTATTCAACTGGTCCGTAATTACCTCTATTACGGGTTTACTTTTATAATTTGTAGCACTATAACAGGTCGAGTCGCGCTTTCCATGTAACCGCCCACTACTCTGTCCTGTATGAATAAAATCTTTATTGCCTAGGATCCTGCAGCTTATCGCCACAACATTATCACCTGTTCCCAAGACCACCTGAGCGCCCGCTTCCGGCAGGCCGCCCGGACCACTCCGCCGGTGCGACGCGGCGTCGCCGGTGACCCCGTGCTCTGCAAGCAATGCTCGAAGGGAGAAAATTATGTTTTGATACTTGTCGCCCCATGATTTTCCTTTAGCAAGTTTAACTAGCTTATTGGGTTGTGATTGTTTACTCAGTGTAGGGATCTGTTCATTCTTTGATGCATTTCCTCTAAAATAGGCAGTATCTCCTTGATCTGATGTGAGATGACACAGCGGCCGCGTGCTCTTACAACCAGCTCCATTATTAATCGTGAAATCAAAATAGAATTTGGCATTCCCGACAACCGGCTCCGGATTCGGACTCACGCGCTTCGCGAACAATGAACAACCTGTATATCCATAATGTTCCATTGCCGATTGAGTCACGATTATAGTATCATTTACATTCTCATGCCAATTATTCTCGGTGCCCCTGATGATCACGCCTGAATCTATATATGTTCCGAAACTATTTATAGTTACAGCATTCTGCCGGGCGCCGGGTTTTTTGACATACGTATTCGGGCCCAGGCATCCCGCGTCGGCCATGAAGTCATGATATAGAAAAGGCGGGTTTAATTCATTATCTTTGCCCCCATCGGGTTTTAATTTTTTCCAATACTGGGTTACCATCGAGTGACTGATTTTAGTATAAATGTGATCTTCAATTCTGTAAAGTACGGAGCGTTTGGGGTTACTGTCGTATTGAGGCCACCTGTTTCCCAACCGTTCCACAAATTCTCTAAGTGTTGGGAATAAATCCAACTTATGAAGGATACGAATATTTGTCTCGGAATTAAATCCATCTTTGAGCATATCTAAATATACTATCATTTCTTGACATAATTTAAAGTATTTGCAATTCTGAGGTGTATCAACACGGGGGTTGGCTGACATTTGGTCCAGCACTGTCGTCACATCCCACCCCAATATTGTACTCAGCTCGTTCGGATTCAGAATTACCAAAAAATCATCAATACTAAATTTTCCGAACGGTTTGTCCGAGGGCTTGAATAAGGCCACCGCCGTGGGCTCGTCGGCGGGTCCGGTGCCCTGGCCCTCTTTGTAATAGAATTGAAATTCGCCGGTATTCTTATCAAAGTCTATTTTATAGTTATTATTAGGCATTATATATATATATATATAATACATTTTATAATTAACTTAAAACCTTAAAATAATTATAAAATAATGGGAATAGTAGACGATTACATAAGCGAAACAAATAAATATAAACAAAGTCATGGTGATAAAACTGTTGTTTTATTACAGTGTGGCAGTTTTTTCGAAATATATGGCCTAAAAGATAAACATGGGAATATTACTGGTTCGGATCTGGTTAAAATAGCCGAAATATGCGAGCTAAACATCGCCAATAAAAAAATATGTGTCCAAGGTAAAAATGTCGTTATGGCCGGATTTGGACTGCAAATGATAGATAAATACCTAAGAAAACTCAACGATAAAGGTTATACATGCCCAGTAATAGTTCAAGATGTTCAAGCGCAAAATTCCCCTCGCAGTTTAAAAGGAATTTATTCACCTGGAACAAATTTTATGAATGAAACAAATAACCTCACCAATAATATACTCTGCATTTGGCTAGACATAAATAATTCAGATACATTGCTAAACAACTCCAAAAAACAAACTATCATATGTGGTTCGGCATGTGTAGATATTTACACAGGCAAATCATTTATCCAGCAATTTTCCAATGAATATCTACACAATCCAGCTACTTTTGATGAACTCGAAAAATTCGTTTCTATATACAATCCTTGTGAAACTCTAATAATACATAATTTTCAAGATGAAAACAAAGTAAATGACATCGTCAATTTCGTAAACATTCAATCATCCAAAATCCATAAAATAAGCACGACAAGCCAAAAAGCAATAAATTGTGAAAAACAAACATACCAAAAAGGCATTATAGAGCAATATTATGAAAATAAAGACACAGAAAATATTTACTTGGAGCTATCAAACTATTATATAGCGTGTCAATCTTTCTGCTATTTGTTGAATTTTCTTTATGAATCCAATCCAAACCTCATATCTAAAATAAATGAACCTCACTATGAAACTGCCAACAAAGAAAAACTTATAACTGCAAATCACTCTCTTAAACAGCTAAATATAATAGAAGATAACAATTACAAAGGTAAGCTTTCTTGTATGGTTAGTTTTTTAAACAATGCTATAACGCCGATGGGCAAGCGTGATTTCCAGCATATTTTATTACATCCTATTTCAAACAAAGAAGAGTTGAAAAATGAATATGACATAACAGAATATCTAATAAAAACAAACAAGCTGGCAAACATAAGAAATGAACTGCAAGAAATCAAAGATTTGGAAAAATTAAACAGAAAATTAATATTAAAAGAAATAACACCAGTCAATTTCGTAACCATCAACGATAATATCGAAACTATCAAAAAAGTCTATAAGGGTTTATGTAAAGACAAAGTATTGAATGATTACCTCTTTAAAAAATTAGGTAAATTAGATGATATAGATAAGGTAAGTCAAGAGATAACTAAAAAAATAAAAACCACACTTGATCTTAAATTATGTAAAGATGTAAACACGTTGAATATAGATAGAAATATTATATACAAGGGTGTTTTCAATGAGTTAGATGAAAAGGTGGTGAGATGGCACGAAGCCAATGACACACTGGAATGTATAAGAAAGTATTTAAACAATTTCTTATTGAAATATGAGACAGATAAAAGAAGGGTGGCGCCAACAAAGAATACCAATGATTATGTAAAGATTCATGAAACAGAAAAGAGTGGGTGTACGCTGCAGCTAACCCAGAAAAGGGCAAAGACTATTACAGAGGAATTCGCAAAGGCGAATATCAAAGGAGAAGTAGAACTAACATATAAATCGTCATATGATGAAACAAAAGAAAACATAGTAAAATTAAACATAGATGAATTGCAGTTTTTAACAGCGACAGGAACAAACAAAAACGTTATGGGAAGTCAATTACAGGGAATATACAAATCCATTACAGCGACAAAAATCAAGATGTTAGATGAGGTGGTAATGCAATATAAGAATTTTATAAGGGATTTTACAGAATTAACAGATAAATTTTTGCATGTAGTAAAATACATAACAACCCTGGATGTTTTGCAAAGCAAGGTTTATGTGGCGACAACTAATAAGCTGTGTAGACCAACCATAAAGGAACACAACAAGGCATACTTTAGTTGTAAAGGTTTGAGGCATCTTTTGATCGAACAGCTTAACACTAGCGAATTGTATGTGTCAAATGACGTGGAGCTAGGTAAAGAAAAGGATGGAGTGCTGATTTATGGTACAAATGCGGTAGGTAAGACGAGTTTGATAAGGTCGTTGGGTATTTGTATAATAATGGCACAGGCAGGTTTGTATGTGCCTTGTAGAGAGATGGATTATTCGCCATATACGCAGATATTCACGAGGATATTAGGCAATGATAATATATTCAAAGGATTGTCTACTTTTGCGGTTGAGATGTCGGAGTTGAGGACTATATTAAAATATGCGGATGAGAATAGTTTAATATTGGGGGACGAGTTGTGTTCTGGGACAGAGACGGAATCGGCGACGGCGATATTTATATCAGGTGTGACAGATTTGCATAACAAAAGAGCGTCCTTTATTTTTGCCACACATTTCCATGAGATAACAGACAGAAGTGAGATAAAAGATTTAGACAAACTATGTTTAAAACATATGACAGTTAGGTATGATCAAGCGGGCGATTTGTTAATATATGATAGAATACTGAAAGATGGACCGGGTAATAGCAATTATGGTTTGGAGGTATGCAAGTCGCTTTCGATGCCGGAGGATTTTTTAAATAGGGCACATGAGATACGTATAAAATATAATCCCAAAGAGAAGGATGTTTTATCGATGACACAAAGTCGATACAATAGCGATAAATTGATAGGTAAATGCGAGATGTGCGGGGATCCGGCGACAGAAATACATCATATGTATCCGCAGGAAATAGCTGATAATAATGGATTTATAGAAGGATTCAAGAAGAACCATGCAGGTAATTTGATGAGCATATGCAATAAATGTCATAAAGGTCTGACAAAGAATAAGGTAGTACATAGAAAACACAAAACAACAATAGGTATATGTTTAGAGGAAATGTAATTTTGTGAGAGTATATATATATATGGAAATCCCTTTGCCGATAGCACTTATAATTTTAATGATAGTATTAATAGGAACTAGCAAGGAGATAATGACAAAGTTCTTTGAAGGTCTTATGGAGTTAAGTGATAATTTATTTGAGATAATAATAGTAACATTTTTTATAATAATAACAACGAGTTATTTGATGATTTATAGCCCAGGCTCAGATAAAAGAAGCGGTACGTTTAGAGGTACTGAATATGACAATAAATATGTTGCTACCATTAATTAGTGAATAAAATTGAATTAAATATAATATCTTTATTTGATATAGAAATGATTATCCCAGTTAAGTGTTTTACATGTGGCAATGTTTTGGCAGACAAGTACGAATACTATAAAGTAAATGTTAGGTTAGAAAAGGTAAAAAAAAATTTGGATGCAGATAAAGTGATTTATTTAACAAATGAGAATGTAAATAAAACACCTGAAGGAGAAATAATGGATAAATTAGAGCTTTTCAATATGTGTTGTCGTAGACATTTCTTAACGCATGTAGATATTGAATAATAATTTTCTAAAATAAGTATATAATGCCGAGTACGATGACTATAATGGTAGTTTTGATGATATTAAGTTTAGCGTTGGTAGTTTTTATTGGTCCTTCTTATATAAGACCGCTAGGAGTAATAACAGATCCAATTAGCTACAGAGTAGGAAGCGCATATCATAATATCAAAGGTACAGATCGCGATAGAATGGAACCCTCACCTAGTGTATTAGTACAAGGAATATAATATGTTGGTATAAAATATATAATGGAGAATGAATTGTGTACTCCTGCCTTAATTTATTTGGTTTTATCAATTTTAGGATATTTAGGTTTAATTTATCAGAATTTAACAACTCAATCATATTGCGTAGGGGATTATGAATGCGATATGATAGAAAAACCCTTGGCGTTCGTAATAAAATTCGTATATATAATAGTTTGGACTTGGGCACTAAATTTACTTTGCAATAAAGGATACACTAATGTAGCTTGGTTTTTGTTTTTGTTTCCCTTTATTATTTTAATTCTACTTTTATTATTATTCGTCTCACTTGGTATATTCAAATAATTATTTTCTAATAATAATTATATAATGCCACCCAAGAAGAGAGGGCCTCCTATCAATAAACCAGTATTTCGTAAAAGAATTATGTGCGAACCGGCTATGTTATATTTATTAGTTGCCATGCTAGGTTTAATGGCTTTAGGTTTACAGAACCTATCCCACAATGACGGATCATTTTGCATGGGTAAATATGAATGCGATGCGGTAAGCAAGACAACTGCTTTTGTTATGCAATTATTTTACATTTTATTCTGGACATGGATATTAAATACATTATGTAAATATGGATATAGAAATGTTTCCTGGGTAATAGTTTTATTACCGTTCTTTTTGTATGTTGGAATAGTTAGCTCTTTAGCGTCAAGCGGTGTACTATATGTTGTCGTAGAGGGTTCTAGCTGTAATAGAGAGGAACATAAGTCATGATAAAATCTATAAAGATTTATGCATGTTCATTATCAATATTAACATTAGACAACTTATACCGGCTACATAGACGTGAACCAACGTATCATTAGGTAAAGGATTTTTTGGTGGATTTTCCGAAGATTTAATAAATTTATGCAATAAATCTATATCGTTATTACAATTCGTCATTTATAGTAATATATGATATAATTATTTTCTTTAATTATATTATATTAATGTCGCAAATTACATATGTACCTAAAAATGAGTTTAATTCATCAGGTAGCACAGATAGTACTACGTGGTATTCAAAAAGCGGAAAACCATTAAAGATATGGCGTAAACGTGGGTACACAAACAGTTTAGGTACAAACAAATCAAGCAAGGATTATGATTGCTCTGGATGTCCTTCGGATTTTATAATTGGTACCGAATTCAAAATGCTTGGTAAATATATAAGTCCGTCTTCTATATCAGCAAATCCTAAACGTGATGCATCAGGATGTATTAGTGTAGATAATACAAGAGGTCCGGTTGGAACAACCAGTGCAGGAGCAAAAATTAGAGGTTCGATTACTATTCTTAACAAAAAGTATTATTCTAATGCTTCGGGCTATTTACAATCCAGAAGTTTGGATTATAAAAGTAACACAATCAAAAGCAAATATCCAAACGTTGATTACTACAAAGATACAGGAGAACATGCGGATGAATATATTTGGCCTGATGGCACTGAGCTGAGCAGTTCCCTATACAAGGGTAAAAAATGCAACGATAGTGGAGCTTACAATAAAGTTTATTTTAAACCAAATAATCAACAATTTGGCGTACAAGGAGCGGTCGATTCGAGTGCCCGTCTTACCAGATTAAAATATAATACTATACAAAAAGCAGGTAAGTTTATGGGCGACAAGAGCAATACACAGGCTGAATGTTTAAGACGTAATGGCATCAAAAAGAGATGCGATTAAGCAATGTTAAATGAATTATACAATACGCTATTCTTTATGCACCAATCAATACATTTTGATACGTTTTTTTTCCTATAAGTTTCCAACTTGTCGTCACTCTTTTCGTTTAATATTAATTCAATTGTTGTATTAATATTTTCAATTTGAAACTGTCCAAGAATATAGTTGATTTCCTTTATTTTATTCATAAAAACAGTTGGAATAGGCATATTCAAAAACCTGTATACGTTGACCTTTCGCAAATCATATATTGAAAATACGTTGTAAAAGACATAGTAGAATGGTTCTGAATCGTCATATTTAAAATCTTCACATACAATGTATTTTTCCGAGTTAGCAATTCGACTTGTACATGGTTTAGTAATAGTTACGCTATTATAGAAAAAGGACAGTAAATATAATAAATCAATGGATGCGAAATTAAATATATCAAAAAATTTGATAATGAAAGATCCACCCTTTTTCTGCATCAATATAGCAAAACATATTTCGGCAAATATAAGATTACAAGCCAGTTTCTCTTGGTTATTGAAATCGCTAGAAAAATCAAAACCGCCGTCTGCAGTAATAAGATCCATTCGGTTTTTGTATTTCATGAAACAATATTTAAGATTGATCGGAAGCAATATATCACCCGTGCCACTGCTTCCATAATCCAACTTAATGTTAGGATACTTTTTCATAATATCCTTACATTTATTCCAATTAGGAATATTACTAGTATTATCGACAAGGGTAATCCCAGTATATATGTCGCTTTTATTTTTTCTGGCATTTGCAATAGCTTCTATGAAACCACCCGGTCCTTCGGCCAAATGAAAGGTCTCTATCGATGCCCCAAACTTTTTAGTAAGCTTAAAATTATTGAGGATCTCGACCATTTTGAAGTAAGACCTGGATATAGGTTTGTATTTGCTCACAGCCACTTTGTAATATGGTATCTGTGTATGTATAAATTCGTAAGTATTCGTATACTTTTTAACCTTCTCCCATTGAAGTATATATTTATCGATTTTATTTTTGTTTTTCTTTAAAGAATCTACTAATGAATAACATATATGATTTTTATCATTCATATTGTTACAGCTACTTATATCAATATTATGTATTCCAATAGTAGACGTGTTACTTGGTAAAGCAAAATATCTCATATACATAAAATTACTATATATTTATGTTCTTTACTTACTTAATAATAATTCTTTTAGCTAATTTTTTAATATTTTTAGGTTTGATAAGCATTTTATTCGAGGAAACTTTATCTAATTTTATTTTTCCAACGTTGCGCTCTTTTTTGAATATGAAATATCTGTTGTAAAATGATATTTTCCTTTCTTCGGAACTCATATTGGTTGATTCGCCGATATTCTTCTTTAATTGTCTGTCGCTCAATATCTGATTCTCCATGTGTGAATGTAAATCGCTGAATAATCCATTCGAGTTGGGCAAATTCATATCATTTGCCTCTTCTTTGGATATTAACACAAAACCATATTTTTCCATTATGTTTTTAAAGAATTCGAAATTAACCAGGTATTCTATAAACGATTTACCTATTGTTTCTTGGAAAACGTCTATAGCATAACCAAGCGATGTTTCGTCGTCTTTAAATTCGGCATATTCGTATTTTTT